TCGCCTAGTCCAGAACTCTGGCTCTGGTTCTGTTGTAGCCACGATCATCCAAGCCGGGCGCTAACATAGATGGCCGGCGGTGCGGGTGTTTCTATAATCCCCAGCGTCGGAACCGGCGGCGTTGGAGGCGAAAGTGTTTATGGGCTTAGCTTAGACCAAACCATCGCCTCCATTGCCGGCGTTCAGCCAATTTTAACGGCAAATCTAGCGACAGGCCAAGCTTGGTTGCGTGGTCGCGTTATGCCGTCCGACTCCATTCCCGGCTTCACCTCGCCCCGCGCGAGTGCAGCGACGGCGCAGACGCTTGACGGGCGAATCCTGTCTTTCCTGTCTGGTGTAGCGGCGCGCGTTCCTGGGCGAGGCCAGCTTATCCAAGAGGCGAGGACGAACTTGTGCTTGCAGAGCCAGACGTTCGATAATGCGAGTTGGACGAAATCAAACCTAACAGTCACAGCCGATGCGATTGCAGCGCCTGACGGCACGACAACCGCCGATCTTTTGACCGTCACGACAACGGCGGCGACAAACATCAATCAATCTGTAGGCGCTGTAACTGGCACAAATTGCTGTGCATCCATTTACGTTCAGAACAACAACCGTTCCGATACGTCGACATCCTATATTCTGTACGATGCAACGGCGGCGGCCAATAGGGTTTCCTGCTCGGTTAATTGGGCCGCAATGACCGTGAGTGGAACGGGTGCGAGCATTGAGCGTCTGGGCTCAACCAATTGGTATCGTATCATACTGGTGGATACCGCTTGGACAAGCGGCAACGTGGCGCGTTTTTACGCTGGCGCCGGAGGTGGCTCTCTCACAGGAGGACTGGCTTGGTATCAGTGGGGCGCTCAAGTCGAAGCCGCCGCCTCCCCCTCCTCCTACATCCCCACGACAAGCTCTAGCGCCACCCGCCTAGCAGACGCTCCTGTTATCGACCTGCTTAATCCCGGTCTTTATGACGTGAGCGGACAGCCTGAGCTTGTGACGAATGGGGACTTTGCCTCCAACATAAACGGGTGGGCGGCAACTAGCACGAACGTCTCTGCATCGTGGAGCGCCGGTAAGCTCCGAGTCGCGTGCGCCGCCAACCTTGCGTCGGGTCACGTTGCAAACGCAGCCATCACTACGGTTGTTGGGCGCTTGTATAGGTTCGCGTTCGACTTCGTTACCGACGCGCAGACCGGCAACTCTTTCGCCTTTGTTGGCACCTCCTTAGGCGGTAATCAGAATCTGGCCGCCAATATCGGTTCGGCGCTGGGTTCATACGCGTTTATGTTCCGGGCCACTTCGACCACCACATATCTGGAGTTTGGAACATCAACCCTGTCCTTGCTTGGCGACTATTTCGAGATCGACAATGTCTCACTGAAACAGGTCCCCGACGATCAGGTCATCGACTATCCGTGCACGATCTGGGTCGAGTTTGAGCGGGCGGTTGACACGGGCAACACCACGGAAATGCTGCTAATCCTAGACGATAATAGCGCTTCAAACCGTCTATATTGCGCGGTCAATGTCAACGATCAGTTTAGGTATCTGTCCTCGTCTGGCGGCACAACGGACGGCGACGCGAACGTGTCAACGCCAACCGTTGCGACGGGCGCGGTTGGGCGAGGGGCGGTCGCGTTTGCAGCAAACAACATGCGCGGGGCTTTCGCCGGCACGTTAGGCGGCCTGGACAGCGCTTGCGCTGCGCCTGCTGCGCCGCCGAATAAGATCCGGTTCGGAAGCAACATCACGGGCGGCAATGAGTGCTGCGGCTATATCCGCGCCTTTTCGATCGTTCCTAGTCGTTGTCCGGACGCCATTCTGCAAAGGCTCGCGCCATGACCTGGAATCCCTCCCTCATTGACGGTCCAATCTCTATCGAAGGCGCCTACAGATACGATCTTCTCTTAGTGAAGAACTAACAATGTTTGTTACATCCGAACATTGTGGTAGAAAGTAACAAATAGAGGAGTTCTTATGGGTAAGCTTGAAGCAGTATTCGCGGCTTTGGGGTCGCGTAAGATCCTTGGCATTATCATGATGCTTGCTGCATCGGTGTTTAAGGACATCCCGCCGGAGTGGCTTTCGCAGGGTCCCGATGTTGTCGCCAACCTTGCTGTTGCAGTTGGCGCTCTCCTGGCCTTGTTTGGTAATGGCGCCAAAGCCAATGCCGAGGCCAAGGCGTCTCCGGCAGTCGCGGCTTCTGATATGAAGCAACCGCCTGAGGGTTATTCCTGGGTGCTTGTCCAAAAAGAAGCTGTAAAGTAAGACTGTGGCAACTTCAGGGACCGCGGTCTGGAACCCAGATGTCGCAACTCTTGTAGAGGAAGCAGCCGAGCTGGCGGGGTATAACCCGAAAGCCGGCTACGAGCTGCGTTCTGCGATCCGGTCCCTGAATCTTATCGCCTCGGAATGGGCGAATAAAGGTCTTAATCTCTGGACGGTTGAGCAAGGCACCACAACCATCCCGGCGTCGACGGCTTTTGCGGCATTGGCTAGTGATACCGTGGATATCCTCGATATCGCGGTTCGGCAAAACTCCACAGATTATCCATTACGCCGTATCGGGGTGGCGTCTTACGCCAACATTCCGAACAAGTCACAAACCGGCACTCGTCCGACGCAGTATTATGTCCAGCGCGGAGTGCCACCGACGCTCTACATCTGGCCCCTGAGCGCCGAAGAGCTTACGCTCGTCTGGTGGCGGATGAGACGGATCCAGGACGCCGGGAATGTGGACAACACCTTCGATGTTCCTCACCGCTTTATTCCGGCGCTTGTATACGACTTGGCTTCAAAGCTCCATGCGAAACGGCCAGACATGAAGATGGACCGCCTCAGCTTTCTTGAGAGCAAGCGAGAGGCGATGTTTAATGACGCCGCCGACGAAGATCGTGGACGTGAATCATTCTGGGTTGCTCCGGAGCAATAGATGGGCCAGTTTAGTTCCGGCAGAGAATCTTATTTCATATGCGACATATGCGGTTTGCCGTGGGATTATCTCGAGGCAAAGACCGAGATCGAGAACGGGAAACCAAAACATAACAAGGTCTGCCACGATTGCTGGAGCCCAGATCATCCAAAGTAATTGAATTGCTTTTCCAAGTAATTCCTGCTATTTTGCTTACAATCTTCAAGGGGATTTCTAGTGGATAAGATCGCGACTGTTATTCAAATGTTTCTTGGTGGCATGGGCTCGAGGAAGATCGCTGGTATCGCCCTGATGATGGTCTCTGTCTTCTGGAAAGATATGCCTGCCGATTTGGCGAACAACCCGGAAGTTCTGAATAACGCCACGGCGATTATCGGCATGTTGCTGACTCTGTTCGGCCAGGGCGCCTCCGCTAACTCCCCGAGCGGCCCGACTGTGGTTGTTAAAGAGCAACCTGTGCCTAAGGCCTAACAAGAATGGCTACATCTGGAACGGCGGTCTGGTCGCCAGATGTCGCCACTCTTATCGAAGAAGCCTATGAGTTAGCCGGGGTTGAGGGCCGTACAGGCTATCAACTCCGTTCTGCTATTCGCTCCCTAAACCTGATCTCCCTAGAGTGGGCCAACAAAGGTCTCAACCTTTGGACCGTCGAGCAAGTTGGTATCGCCGTCCCCAAGGGCCTGAATTACTTCTCTCTCGGACAAGACACTGTTGATATTATTGACCTTGTTATAAGGGTCGATGATCGGGATTACCGTCCAGAGCGTGTTGGTATCGGCACCTGGGCTGGCATCAACAACAAATCCCAAACCTCCCAGCGTCCGAATATGTTTTACGTGGACAGGCAGGCCACTCCAGTCCTCTGGGTGTGGCCCATCCCCATTGAAACAATAACGATTGTCTATTGGAGAATGCGGAGAATTCAAGATGCGGGCACGGTTGATAACACGCCTGATGTCCCTAATCGTTTCCTTCCAGCTCTTGTGGCCGCGCTTGGGTATCAACTAGCCCTGAAGCGTCCAGACATCTCTCAGACAAGATTACAAGTTCTGAAGATGGAAAAGGAAGAGAAGTGGAACGACGCCGCGGATGAAGATCGTGGCAGAGAATCGTTCTTCATCAAGCCGGACACGGACTGATGTACTCCAAGAAACCTCATGCCGGAATCTGCGATAGGTGCAATTTTCGTTATCCGCTTCACGAGCTGAGATCGGAAACTGTCCGCGGGTCCAACCAGAATAACAAGATTTGCCCAACCTGTTGGGACGGCGATCATCCCCAGAACTTTGTGGGTCAGCGTAGTGTGTCGGACACAATGAGTATCCCCGATGCCAGACCAGACACCGGCGACTTCAGAAAGTTGTTTTCTTGGTCCCCGGTCGGTGGTAATATGCCCCGTATTGGCGTTTCTGCCGGTCGTCTGCGAGTAACAACAACATGATCTGGATTGCCTTGATCTCCTATCTCTACATCGGCGCCAATGGACAGGTGGATGTTTACGAGACCCAATCCAAAGGATCGTTTCCAACCCATGAAGCCTGTATGCAGGATGCGGCTCGTGCGGTTTCATATATCAGCGCTCATGCAAAGGAAGCCGGGGTGATCGGGTTCACCGCGGTTTGTAAGCCTCAAAGGACGGTATGAATTATACTGAGCTGGTAACAGCTATTCAGGACTTCACTGAATATGCCGAAGCCGATTTTGTAGCAAACATTCCGATCTTTGTCAGAGCCGCGGAGCAGCGGATTCAGGACAACTGCGAAATCCCGATGTATCGGAGGACGCAGCGTGCAGTGCTGACGCCGAGTAACAAATATCTCGACGTACCAGATGATTTCATCAATCCGTTCTTCATGGCGGTTGAAGAGGCTGATGGGGATTTAGTCCCCCTCATCGAGAAGCAGCACGACTGGATTACAGAGGCTTATGGTGACGGCACTACCGGCCAGCCGAAGTATTACTCGATCATCGACCAGAACAGCTTCATCTTCGGCCCGACGCCAGACGATGATTATGCAGTGCAGGTAACGTACAACGCGAAGCACGAATCGATTGTTGATGTTGGTGAGAACTGGATTTCTCTAAATGCTTCGAATGCTTTACTTTTTGGCGCATTAGCATATGCTGCTGTCTTTATGGAGGCAGAGGATGCAACGATAATCACCTACGAGAGATTGTTTAATGAGGCAATGAAGGGCCTCATGGACATCGGTGATTGGCGGGCTAAGCGGGACGAGTTCAGGATGCCTAACATCCGATCTAAGGA